GCGGCGATGCGCTTGCGCTTGGCGTTGCTGTTGCTATAGAGACCGCGTTTTGCCATTACTTTTTCCTCTTTTTGCGGGCCATTCCGGCCTCGGATAGGGCGATTGCTACGGCTTGCTTGCGGGTGGTTACTTTTTTGCCCGAGCTGGACTTCAGGGCGCCTGATTTGTACTCAGACATCACCTTTTCCACCTTTTTTTGGGCTTTGGCGGGCTTTTTGGCCATAGCGTTCCGGTCGTTACCACACACGATAGGAGGTCTTTCCGAGGTTCTCCGGCTTGGCGAGGTTGAAAGTTTGTAGGCATAGGTAGCCCAAGGCGTCAAATGCGTGGTCTACGCCGAGATTCTTGTTGGGGAGGCCGGTTCCAGGGGCATAGGTCAAGGTGCGGAGGGATTTGATTAGTTCTTTGCAGCGGGGGTGGATGAAGAGGCGGCGGGTTCCAGAGGCGTCGAGGAGGGCGGTGTTGACGCAGGTGATTTTGTCGCGGATTTTCCAGGGATTTCGGGGGCTGGAGACCGTGAAGCCGGACTTGCGGAGGATGTTGTGGTCGGTGGCGCCAACGCCGCTGGTTTTGCGGGCGCCGCCGGTGGGGTCGGGGCAGGCAATAATGCGGCGCTCCACGCCGTAGCGGGTCTGGATTTCTTCGCAGAGGTCCCAGGTGGTGGCGCCGCCGGTCATGATGATTTCGTCGAAGACCCAGAGCACGTCGCCTTTTTTGACCGCGCAAATGGCGGACATGGGATCGACGTTGAAGTCCACCCCAAGAAGGAGTGGTAATACCCCCAGGTCCTGTACTTGGCTGTCGATGTTGTCGTCGCTAAATGAGACGGCGACGAGACCGCTGAGATTTTCGAAGCTGGCCTCAAATTCTTGGCGGAAGGTGCGGGCGTCAAGCTGGGCGCGGGCGGCTTCAATCTCCTCCGGTGGGACGTTATCGCCGTCGATGGTGGTGAATTGCCAGCGCTGCCAGTCCGGGTCGTCTTGGTCGCAATAGCACCAGAGGTCGTAGAACCAGCTGGCGGTACCATCCGGGGTGGAGATGAACAATGCCCAGCCTTGTTTGTCGGCGAGGGCGGGGCGGATCACCTCGAACCAGACGTCGCTGGACATGAAGGCGGCTTCGTCGAGCACCACGCCAGCCAGACTGCGGCCTCGCAGGGCCATGGCGTTTTCAGTGCCCTTCAGTTCGATTGTTGAGCCGTTCACCAGCTCGATCTTCAGGTCGGTCTCGTTCTTGGACTTGATCCAGGCTTTCGGGACCAGCTTTTTCATTACCTTCCAGGCAATGTCTTTCGCCATCCGGTATGTAGGGGCTGCATAGAAGAATGTTTCGCCCGGCCTTTCGATCGCCCCACGCAGCAACTCGATACATGAGAGGTAGCTCTTGCCAAAGCGGCGGCCGGCTACCAATACTCTGAAGCGTTTGCGGCTGGAGAAGACTTGGCCCTGGGCGTAGCGGAGGGAGAGCGTTCCAGCCGTATCGGCCATTTTGTAGGTGACGGGTACCTTCTAGGGTATTACAGGAATTGAACCCCTGCCCCCTTCAGCGTTTTGGGGTCCAAATGCAGTAGTTGCCGGCGCTGTAGGTGCCGTACGGGCAGGGGCTGCTGGTTTGGGGGACAGCGCGAACCGGCCTTTGCATCGCGGCGTTCGGGAGGCAGTAGCTGCCTTGGGAGTAGTAGCCGTAGGGGCAGGACGAGCCAACCTTCGTGATCGGGTAGGCGGTGGCGAGTACCAGGGCGAGAGAAAGCATGGGAATGTAGTACAGAAGAGTTTAGTTTAGCACAGTAGAAGGAAACTCAGTTATATCAGTAGGTTCCCTGGGACCCGCACCGGCGCCGCCAGAATCCGAACCCTGCCCCCTGTCAAGGAGGAGGGCCGGATCTGTCACAAGCTGTAACGCCGCGGCGGTTCAGCGTGCGGCGTCCAGGTACAACATGCCGGCACCAGCCACCACTAGGAAGCCGGTCAGCGGTAGGAAGCTGCAGCAAGCGGCGCCAGCGAACAGGAGGCCGGCTGCGAGCTTGGGGTTGATGGCAGCGTTGGTCATGGGTGGGCTCTGTGTTGACTCCTACAGTATGGAGCACCAAGCGGCCGGCCCGGTGTTTGTGGTGTTACAAAGTAACAAACCTTCACACCGCGCCGCGCTTGTCATCGATCTCCACCCGAAGCACGGGGGCCGCGGCGGCCTGCTGCTCTGGCGCAGCTTCACCGATAACGGCGCCCATGTCTTTAAGCAGCATGGCCACAGTCTGCAGCTGGCCCTTAGCTAGGGCCCTTCGCACGGTTGCCAACCTAAGGGCCTGTATTTGGTTCAGGAGCTCCGATCTAGTCGCACTTTGCTCAACCTTGAGAAGCTCCAGGGCGCGGGAGTAATCGGCGTCTGCTGTTCTCAGGGACGTTCCGAAGCGTTCAGTAAGGCGAGCGGTAACCTGCCGTCTCGTGCCACCTTTAAGGATCTCGGCATAACACCAGTTCACCCGTTCTTCGATCTTGTCGGCAGGGCCGCGACCTCCGCGCCAACGTTTCGTATCATCATTGGCCACAGTCAGCGGCACATTGTCCACATCATCCGCCGCAACTTCCGGCGCTTCGTTGTTAGCTTCCGGAGTGTCCGACATGGTTAGAATCCTTCGCCCGTTTGGTTCAATACTAGCCGCACACAAAAAAGCCCGGCACAGTGGCCGGGCCGTTGATCGGTGGCGGTGCCGGGGCTAGGGGGCTTCTGTCACCGTGCTGATGCTCCAGCCGATAAGCGCACCGGCGGCCTGCAGTTCTGCCAGGGTATCGGCTGCGATCCGTTGGGCATCAGCGATACCGCAGGCGCCGATGGTGGAAGGGCCAGCAGGTGACGGGCTGCCATCCTCTCGCAGCAACCAAACGTTGTACCGCATCAGCCTGCTCCGTTGGTTTGGTTGAAATAGTCCAGCACCGCAGGCCAAATCTCCCGGGCCGCATACTGGCCTGCGGTGTAGTCGATCCCATCGGCGGTGATCTCCAGTCGGCGACCGGCACCGTAGGAGCCAGGCACCAGTTGACCGCCGGAGTTGATGCGGCCCGGGTAGGTCTTAAAGACCCGGCGGCGGTCGCGGTCGCGGTGGCCGCGGTCGTTGCGCCAGGCCCGCACTTCCTCGGCGCGAGCGTGGCGGGGGTGGAAATAGTCGCAGGATTCTATGCGGGCTTGCTGCCGCGCATACTCCAGCAGATCGGAAACAGTGGGCATGGTGCGCCTCAGGTGTTTACGTGTTGAACAGTAGCACGGGTTGGCCGCTAAGCTAAGGCCGGCACCAGCGGATCGCGGGAACCGTCAGGCCACGGGTAAGGTTCGCGGCGCCATTCTTGCTCCGGTGCCAGCAACGGCAGGCCCGTTAGCTGCGCCAGGCATTCAACCGTTAGGTGCTCTGCCGCTTCCTTGAAGTTGAACGTGGGGCCGTCGCTCTCATGGATGCAGCACCAGCTGAGCCGGTTGGCGATGCCGTGCCAGGCTTCTCCCAGCTGATCATCCGAGAGCGCGTCGATAACGTCAGCTTCCCAGTCAATCGGCGCATCGTCTGGCGCGTAGGGCTCCAGGGCCTTGGTTAGTAGGTCGCGCCATTCAGCCATGGCCCACCGCTCCCAGGCTTCTCCCTCCTCCTCAAATTCCAGTTCGCATAGGTCGGACTCGTCCGCCACCGGATAATCGGCAAGCGACGCGGCCCAACGGTCGGCGCACTCCAGGGCTGCGGTGTCGCTCTCGTGAATCAGCCAGACTTCATACCAGCCGCAGGCCCAGTGCCCGAAGCTATGGGCGCCGCTCTCTTCGTGCTGCGCCAGCTTCTCTAGTTCGGCGCTGATCACGCGCCAGTTCGAGAGCGTAATGCTGTCGGCGGTGTCGCGGTTGGTGCTGATGGGCGCCAGCCAAAAGGCTGATAGGTCGGCGCCGGCGTAGTTGCTGGTTCCGCCGGTGGCGGGATCCGCCGGGCTCCAGCGCTCCAGGTGTTCGGGGGTGTAGGTCGGTTGCATGGCACGGATCGGCCGAAGTGCCCCCGTAGTGTATAGCATCAGCGGCCCGGTTGCAACCATCCGCCGCGGTGCTACTGTTTGACAGCACACCCCAACCACCAGGGAGAATGACCGGCGGAGAATGGGCAACGGCCCGAGAGCGGAAGCGTTCCAGGGAAGCGGAGCGGGAAGCGGCCCGGCGGCTTCGGATTGAGTGGGCAGACAAGCTGTGGTTAGCCCAGAACCACCCCTGCGATGATGCGGTGCTGGCGTGGCTGGCGGAGAATCGCGCCGAAGCTAGCAAGATAGGCTCCAGCCGTTGGAACCTGGAGACCTTGCCGGATCTGCACGAGCGGCAGCGGAAGTTGCGTGCCGCCGAAGCGTTCCAGGCGGTTCTAGATCGCGCCAGCATCAGCCACCAAACGTTGACCGCCGAGGCGGTGCTGGCGGCCGGCGGTTTTCCACAGAATCCCCAGATTGAATCTGCGGGAATAGAAAACCGCCGCGCCAGGGCAGATAAAGGTAAGGCCCGGCCATCCCGCCGGCGTTCCAGCTGATGCCCCAGCCCCTGCCATCCGGTGGGGGCCTCTGACCGTCTTGCCGTGAGACTCACGAGACACCCCCTAAGACGCCCCAGCGGCAGGCCCCACGCCAAGGGCAAAGTGACCCTGCCCCGGGGCAGAGTGGTACCGGGCAGCAGTACCAGCATGAATGGCCTTTCATGCGGCATGAATGGGTTTTAGTCGAGGGCGAAGCCCGAGGCATGAATGGCGTTTTACGCTGCCGGCTGCCAGGTACCATCCACCTTGTCCCAGCGCCGCTCCCAGTCACCGCACCAGGCGTCGGGTGTAGTGAATGGCCATCCTGAATGGCTTGGTGAATGGCGCCGGCAGGTGTCAGAGACGTACCAGCGGCATGAATGGCATGTGATGCCTAACGGGAGATCCATTTGTCAACCAGCAAGGGCTGCATTGTCAACCTGATTGTCAACCAACGCAGCGAAATACTGCTCCACCCTGGTCATGAATGACTCCTCAGCCTGCTCTAACTCGCTTGTAGTCATCCAGTGCACGTTGGGCTTGCCACAACGCCGGGCTAAAACAATAGCTGCCCCAGTGGGTTTGAGACCGGTTAAATGTTTCAAACCTAGGGAATAAGCGCCGCACTGGTCGATGTATGAATGGCCAGGAGGTAAACGTTCCAGGCCATCTTCGTCCGGTTTAGTTTTTCTGGAAACACTTGTTTTCCAGTCCATAAGAACCAGTGCGCTATTTTTTATGCCTAATAGTGCGTCACAAGTGCCCGCAAATCCTGCTGGATGATGTATAGAAAACTCACTGGCAAAAATCTCAGTTACGTTTTCAGCGATCCAGTCACACAAACCCCTGGCATAACCTGCTGCGCTCCAGCCGACTCTCGGTACGTTTGGACGGACGCGGTTTAGGGCCCACTTAGTGAGGGGGGCAGGAATCCGCGCCAGGCCTTGGTCGTCCCAGTGAATGGCATTGCGTTTGTTGGCTGCAGATCGCGCCAGCTGCATGGAGCACTTCAGGAGATACTCCGCCTGACTGTGGGCCATGTTGCCGCGGGTGGCGGCGATGTTGCGCTGGCAACTTGCCTCGACTGGTCCCAGGCGGGCTTCCCAGCGTTCCAGCCCGGTTTTGTCGCTTGTCTCCTTCAGGATGTGTGTAACACTATGATAAACATTACCTTTGATGTCCCGGTAGACCCGGAAGGGGCCGGTGTCGTCACGTTCCAGCCTCCACTTACGCAGTCCTGCCAGCGTGTCTTGAGTGTTGGAGGCCATGAAGTTATTCTTTCCCAATCTGATAATACCAGTAAAAAGCCCCCTGGGTTAGAGGGGGCGGCACAACATAAAAGTTTTTATGTTACGAATCAGGCAGCCTTAAAAGGGTTGCCACCACTGAGAAGTCGGCTGATGTCGAAACCTTCGGACTTGGCTTCGAGCCAGGCGGCGTCGATGTGCTCTTGGCTGCCCTTCTTGCGGGGGACCGGGCGGACGGTGTACTCGGTGAGCAAGCCGGTGCCCTTCTTACCGATCGTGAAGTCCCACTCCAGCAGGTTTTCGTAGTCCTCCATCTGGGAGATTTGGTCGATTTCCTTGAGGATGGACTTCTGGGTGATCTGCAGGACTTGGACTTTGCCGGACTCGTAGTTGTAGACCGGGCAGGCGATGGCGAACTTGACGTCGGCAGTGCCGGGGCCGCCGCGGCCTTCGCGGGGCTCGAACTCGCCCATCTCAGTCACCACGTCCTCGTAGGTGGGCTCGTAGTCGAAGCGGAAGGGCTTGGAGGCGCCGTTGGCTTGGCCCCAGCTCTCGTAGAACTCCAGGGGTTCGTCGGTAAGGATGGCGAACCGCACGGAGCCGCCGTCAGGCAGCTTGCTCAGGCTGAGGTAACCGCCTCCGGTGTTGTTGGACGTAACAGCAGCAGAGGCTTGTTTGGACAGAAAAGGCATCGGTTTTTCCGGTGTTTTGGTGGTCGCCCGAGGGCAACGTGCAACACACTAACACGGGATTGACGCCGCGGCTAGCCTAGTAAAACGCCCCAGCCGCGGAAGGCGACCAGGGCGCGTATAACACAACACTGTAGGAGTCTAACAAAGTGTCTCGTAAGACGCAAGAACTGCTGGCTTTTGTGCGCCAGCTGCCTGAAGGTATGGCCTATGCGCCGATTTACGTTGCTGGCAGCAAGCTCCAGTCCGGCAAGGAGTCAAAGGGCAAGGCGCCGCTGGAGCGTAGCCATCATCAGGTGCTTAATCCGGCTGACGTTGCTCTCCAGATTGAGCGGCGGCCTGATGTGTTCCAGGCAGTTGGGGTTTTTACCGGGGCTCGCAGCGCGGGACTCGTGATTCTCGACGTGGACCGCAACCT